TTCATCAAGCATTTAGATATTGCATGGGAAAGTCTAGTACCCGCCATATCAACTGCACAGAAGAATGCTCGAGATGCTGGGATCCCATATGGAATAATCGTGGTATCTACCCCCAATAAGACAACTGGAACAGGTGCGTGGTTCTTTCAGATACATCAGCAAGCAATTAAAAATTCTGAAGGAGATGTTAGATCAGTTGGTACATTTAGATCATTTATTGTCCATTGGAAGGATATTCGAGAGTTAGTTGAAGATTCTACGTGGTATGAAGCTCAGTGTAATCTTTTTAATCATGATCAAAGAAAGATAGCACAGGAGTTAGAATTAATATTTCTACCTTCTTCCGGATCATTTTTAGATGAGATGACATGTTTATCACTTCAAAATACAACATTAGATTCAAAACCTGAAAGAGTATGGAAGTTGTTCGGCGGAGAAATTTGGGAATTCCAAAAACCAGTTGATGGGCATCTATACCTTATTGGTGTCGATACTGCACGAGGAAATGCTGGTGACTTTTCTACGATAACGGTACATGATTATGTAACATTAGATCAGGTATGGGAATTTCAAGGAAAGTGTGACGTAACCGATTTTTGTAAAGTTGTTGATTTTGTATGTGCTCAATATCCAGGTTTAGTTATACCAGAAAATAATAGTTATGGAAACCAAGTATCTGAATTTATTGATAGGGGTGCTCATATGGATATGTTATATAAACATAGGAGAGGCGACAGCCAAGTTATACGTGGTCTAACAACTGATATTAGAACAAGACCCCTAATGATAGAAGCTCTAGAAAGCCATCTTAGGCATCAGCCATCGATGATTAAATCAAAGAGAATGGCTTTAGAGTTAATCGGATTAGTTGAAAAAAATGGAAAGGTTCAGGCAGATGTTGGTGGAAATGACGACTTAGCTCTGGCATTATCATTCTTATGCTATGTTAGAAAATATGATCCACCGCTTTCAATGGACATACAAAGCAGTAAATGGAATACACAAGATTTTGGAAATGTACTTGGAATGAATTTTGATAGTCCATCTCTGGAAATTAAAAGTTTATTGGAAGGTGGTAGAGAAATTGATCTCGCTTCAGCAAATGCCAGATTATTAAAAATTGTAAAAGAACGAGTAACAACTACAGATGATTCGTTTTTTAATATATCCTCCTTGCTTCAATAGGTGAAATGATGGAAGAATTAAAAGAATTTTTTACATTACCGATAAATCAGGTTAAACTGGGAACGATATTTGGAACCGATCTCTATACTTCGGATACATTAAAACAAAAGTTTATACATGCTATAGAATCAACTGAATATAATTATTATCTTCCAAACATTTCAAATTTAGTTAATAAGGGAATCATAGTACCAACATTCTCAAGTAAACATGTGATTTCATTTATTATGAAAAAATTTCCATTATTCACATCTTCAAATAATGATTTCGATCCAGATATATTAGCTTTTTATAATAATGAAGACGGTAGAATATATATTCTACTTGATAGCAATGTTAGTAATATGCTCGGACATGTTAAAAATGATATCTTGGGCGCATTGGCCGTACATGAATTAATGCATCTATTTTGTGCCAAAAAACCAAATATATATCTAAAGTATTTTGAACAAGAATTAATATGGTTTTATACAGAATCATTTAAAGAGATATTCAATGCAGATGTTCCAAGAAATATTGTATCTGAGATGGTTAGAACATTTTGCTTAAAGTATGAATTTAAAACTCAATTTACATTAAGAGAACCTGTTAATTATATCTTTGATAAAATTAAAAAATTTACAAGTATTCCAGATAAAGAATTATTCAGTATAGTTGTAGATTATGTGGCATCTTGGTATCACGATACTAATGATAAGAATAATTTACAATTTAATGGATTTATGAAATTTCATATGGTTTTTCAGTCGGTATATAATAAAATTTTTCATATAGATGTTAAAAATAAAGATTGTCTACAAGAAGCATTGACTACATCTGAGGTTATTGCAACACTGGCAGAAAATGGTGAATTATTAAATTCGGTTAAGAAAATTTCACAATATTTGGAAAAAATATATTCGAGGTAATGATAGATGGCTAAATATACAGATCTTTCTGATGAAAATGATTATGGTGATTACTCTAAAATTTCACCTTTAATTGGAAAAGATTATAGTAGTGGTGGAAATATTGATAACCGCACAACTCCAAGTAGACGAGCATCCTTTTATGGAAATAAGGCGATCTCGGGTGGAAGCGATTATAAATTGGCTACAAATAATTTAAATCATTTGGCTCTCGAGGTTACTAGACTCTCAAAGAAAATTTTAAATTCAACTGCCAATACTGTTAGTAGAACAATGTCGGGTATTAATCAAGACCTTGGTGTAAGTGGCTCTAAATTAACCGGTGCAGCACTGATGAAGATTTCTCCAATTTTAGGATACGCTGTTGCTAAAATGTTAGACAGTGGATCATTTCAGGGGGTATATACTCGTATACACAAGGGAATCAAAAGTATATTTAAATCAGTGTTTTCATGGGCCGGAATAGATACATCTTCTATAAAATCATTTTTAAAAGGTATTATATCTTTTCCATTTAGATTATTAGGAAGTTCTCTTATGTTTGTGGCAAAACTTCCATTTAAATTAATAGCTTCTGCAATATCAGCTTTTACAAAAACAACGATGTGGCTTGTAAAACTTCCGTGGAAAATTATGTGGGGTGGATTTTCTGCTATTTTTAAAATAGCCTCCATACCATTTAATATTCTAACAGGACTTGCTAAAATACCGTTTAAGTTATTGGGTGGCATACTCGGTTTACACTCTGCCGGGGGTGGTGGTTATGGTGCACGTCATGGACTAGCACGTATGAGCGAAGGTGAACTTACATTACCAGATAAAAAATTAAGAGAAACATTTAAACCGATGAATGATTCATTAATCTCTATAAGAAAAATTCTAAAGGCGACGATGATAATCCTTGGGGGGTTAACGATCGGATTATTGGGCGTCAAAGGATTCATGTCCGGAACTTTTAAGGCTGCAATCGCCTCAACTGGAGTTGGAATGGCTGTAGCCGGGGGATTTTTATTACGTCAGTGGGCAAAGACTAAAGGTGGAAGAGATAAGGTTAAAGCCGGAGCTGAGAGTCTTTCCGAAAAAATTTCTGAAAGCCCAATCGGATCTATATTTGCAAGCGTATTCAATGACGAGGGAGCACTTGGAAAAATACGAGGGAATATATCAGACGCAGCAGGCGACCTTGCCGGGATGTTTAGAGAATCATACGATAACATAAAAAGTGGTAAAGCAGATCTTGTTATAAATCCATTTACAAAATTATCAAAATCTGAAGTTCGCGGTAAGTTTAATAAAATAGTTGACGGTATGGAAAAAGCCCTTTCAGCTGTAGGAAAAAGTGCAGAAGGAACACTGCAGGAAGCATATTCTGGAGCGGCTGAAGCTGCAGGCCCCATGCCAAAGGGAGTATTTGCACAGGCAAAGTGGTTGGCAAAATTGGGAATTGGAACTGCCATGAAAGGTGCAGTACCATTAGCATCGAAAGGTATTGGAGCCTCATGGGATCTGGCTACATCGGCATTAAAGATTCCCACTATAGGAATAGATGCTGCTACGGAGGAATTTACTAAAAAGACACAAAAACGAGAAGAAGCTAGAAAAAAACGCGAAGAAGTTAATAAAAAATGGAGTGGTCGTTTTAGTCCTGTCGATAAATTTTTTAAGGGTTGGGAGAAAGGAGCATCTGAACTACCAATGATGGGGCAATTAATGAGTTGGGCTATAAAAGCCCCATTTAAAGCTACTGCCGGAATCAGTAAAGGTGTTATTAAAATGTTCGGCGAACCCATTGAAAATAGTTTTAGAAACGTTATGACCGATCCAAAGGTAACAGAAAAGTTCGGGAAGGGATTTTTTAAGAGTTTTCTGGCAGTTGGCATACCTCTATTTATGACATTATTTAAATCACCATTCTCATTGTTAGGAAAACTCTTAGGTGGTGGCGGCGGAAAGCTTCTTGGAGGAATCGGTGTGGGCGGTTTAAAAATGGGCGGTAATATGCTTATTTTGTCTCAATTAGCACAGATTGCTTATAACCCATCGGCTTATGCAAAGCGCATGAGCGGTAAAGAAAAACTTGGAACTGGAGATACCCTCATTGCAGGAATTGGTGGAGTAATTTCGGGTGGCAGCAAAGAAGGTGGTCCTTGGGGAATGATACGTGGTATGGCGGCAGGAACAGCACTTGGCGGGTTCCCATGGGGAACAGTCATAGGGGGTGTGGCTGGTTTAGTCGGCGTTCAGAATATGATAAAAACTAAAGACGCACTTGTTGAAACTGGGTCTGCTTTAGGAATTGGAATATATGATGTAATTCATATGAAGACCGGTGTTATTGGTGGGATGAAGTCATTTTTCGCAACATTAAGCTCAACGGGATCTATTAATCTCGCCATGGCCGCATATGCAGCAGCCTATATTGGAAATGTTAAAGAAAATACTGGTAATGTATCTTCTAAGATTCCTACAAGTTATGCGAAGGCACATCCATCTTTAGCCGCTGCACTCTCAGTCGGTAAGCTTGAGAGCGGTAATGATGTCGGTATGGTCCACTGGGACGTCGATGATTGGTCATATGGTGCAAATCAAATACATGGAACTGCAAAGGCAAAGCGCTATGTTGACAAATATTTATCAGGTCAAAAAATAGCAAAAATGCCACTCCGTACCCACAAGAATAAAGCGGGAATTGAAGTATATAATAAAGAGGATGTTGCGGCATTTAATAAAGAGTTCAAGGAAATGTCAACTCGTGCAGAGGAAACGAGAAGTACCATGCTTAATACACAGAATCAATTTATGGGAGAAACTCAATACCAACCGATGATAAAAAGTCTCGGAGATCTGGGCATGGTTCTCGATGCTCCCCCATATAGCTTAGATGCTCGTTTACAGCTAATGCTACAATCAACAGCAAATAACCTCGGCGATTTAGCCCCCCGAGTAATAAAAAATGCATTGATAAGTCGTGAACATATAGCCGGTTGGAGCCCACAACAAATAACGGATACAATAGCTAACTATAAAATTGCAAATGTCGATACAATATGGAAAAAAGCAATTACATCAAAGCAATCTACTCGTGAAGAGATGATAAATAGAGTAAATCAAGAGGCTGGGCGCGGGACTGCCGCTACCGGTGTTCCCGGAGGTCCTTCAGGACCAAGTGTGCAACAGGTTGCTAAAACACAAACAGACGCAGTAGAAGCAAACGCAAAAATAGTTGCAGGTGCAACAGCGGCAATAAATGCAACTGCATCCAATGCGCCTACATCTCCTGTAACCATTGTTAATCAGAATCAGTCAGTTTCCAATAGTGCAAAAACAACAATGCCCGGGTCAGCGAATAATACAGTTGGATACAGTGGTATGGCACGACCAAGTTTAGACCGTATCGTGAATGCAGAACTAACAACCGGACAATAAAAAAGAGGAAAAAGTATGGCAGAAAATATAAAGTATGTACCAGTTCCAGATAATAAACCAACACCTACACCCAATAACCAGGGTCAAGTTCCGGGTAGCGTCACAACTTCATCTAAAGCAGCTACGCCCAAGACCGCAACTCCAGCTGCTAACCCATTTACACCCTATAAAATAGATACAACAATTTCAAATGTAATTGGAATACCACTTTCGTCTATAATCGGTACTATGGAACCGGGGAAAGATCCGGCTAGAGCGAAAACTGCAAACCTACAATATCTATCACTTCCACATTGCAGAATCTATCCATGTGAAATGAAATTAGGAGATGGGGTAAGAAATTTCTATCTCAATCCGGTGTGGGGAGAACAGGGGGGAGCTGCAAACCTAAATACATATTTAGGACTTTTGGCCTGGCACGGCGTACGAATCTCCAAAGCTTCTGCTCGTGGATTAGATGTACTATTCTATCCAGAATCGTCCATAACTGAAAATTTTTCAAATAATTATGGTGATACATTTATAGGAAGTTATTTAAAAGCTTTTGGTGGTGAGGGACTAACAGATCTAAATCAGATGATGGGCAGTAGTGGTAGCTTTGAGAAAGGTTTAGATGAATTTTTAGGAGATCTGGGAGCAGCTGGAGCCGCGATCGGTGGTGCCAAGGATTATCTTAAAAATTTTGTGACAAATAGATCAAGTCCAATAATGAAAAGTATAGGAAACGCTGTAGATAAAGCGATGGGTGGGCAGAGATTTGACTTTCCATCAGTTTGGAAATCAAGTGGATTTAATGCTAATTATAGTCTTAATATTAAATTATTTAATCCAAATCCGAACGATGCGGCAATGACTGAAAAATATATTTCGGCTCCATTATGTGCACTATTATGTCTGGGCCTTCCAATAGGAAAAGGAGATTCATATTCATGGCCATTTATACATATAATCGAGGCACCGGGATTCTTTGCTAGTAGAGCAGCTGCAATACAGAATATAACGGTAACTAAGGGAGGGGATCAGAATTTACATTCGGCAAGAACTGGATTTGTTTGTGCACTGGATGTTAGAATTGATTTTGTTAATCTATTTGATCCTATGATAGCAGGTGACACTCAAAATTTAATGTACAGAACAAATTTGAATGATTATATTGGTAATATCACGAGCCCATTAAATCTTGAAGGACAAGCACTTGACTATATTGCAAAATTGACACCAATTTCACCTCCGACCGGGGAGGCAACTGGTGGATCTGGGACAGAACAAAGGGCAGCGATACCTTCCACTGTTGTCCCCCCCAATCCCCCCGACGGAGTATAATAATAACTATTTTTTTCCACAAACTACATGTCTAATATATAAAGCTATATAAAACGAAAAAAATTTTAATATTTGATATTTTATCTGTTGTGAAAGTGTATTATATGTATTCGAACCTATATTTTCTATAATTAAATTTAATAGAGAAACTACTTCTTTTTGAAAAATTGGTTGATTACTTCGTTTTACGGCCAATAGGCTAGATACAAAATTTACGAAATTTTTTCCACATAAGTCAGATGTATTTGACGCCTTTGATAAGAAAGATATTGTTATAACTTTGATATGTTTTTCATATTTAAGATTGCCCAATTCTTTGATGATTGGATGTAATAACGATTCATCTTTTGGCCCCATTAAAAGGGCGCTTTTAAAAGCAGGCTGATCAACCTGTTTATACACCAACATATTTTCAATAACCCTAAAAGCCACCTTATCTATTCCAGACTCAATGATTCCGATTTTAAATTCAGAACCACCTTCTTCTGTTTCTTTCGGCGCTTTAAATCCACGCTGACCCTTCTCAAATAAAGTCTTATACATATCATAAAAACTCTTAAAACTTTGTTTTACACGATTCATTAATTCATAAACATATTTTGATATAAGATCTGGATTATTGAAATCATTTAAAATTTTTTCATGTTTATCTGCCATAGTTCTAGCTAAATAAACTAAGGCTGTTGGAATACCTTTTTTCTGAGAATACATATGATTTGGAGAGAGGTGTTGTAATGCTAAATCGAATAATCCCGGATTGCAGAAAGTTTTAAAAGATCTACTATACCAAGATAAATAAAATTTTAACACTAAGAATATATTAAGATAATAATAGGTTTCTTTATCATTTTCTTGTAGAAAATAATGCATTAAAAATAGTATGGTGGATGTACCTGGATCTTTTAAAATATAAAATTCTGTCTTATCACCAAGTGATTCATAAAATGTAGATGAAAATTTTTTCATATCCTGTTCAGTTAAACCAATACGCTTTAATAGTTCCTGAGACGCTCTTTCAAATCCCGGCCTATAACAAGACTCTGATAAGTTTGATATTTCAGTTGCAACATGATTAAAAATATAATTTTTTAATTCTTTTTTATTAATTTTAGATTTCTTTAGAAGATCTTCCATTATGCGGAACACCAATCCTTTTATATTTTGTTGTGGACAAAAATTAATTAATTGTATATATTACTTAGAGAATATTGGGAGATAATATGAATGACGGCACGAAGTTGCATGTTTTTACTACTAAAAAAATACACGAATTGAAAAACTTTGAACTTTGGTGGGAAGAAAAATCCTCCACTGATGATAGAGATATTTTTCCAGAAGAGCTCTCAAACGAGGAATGGTTCGAACAGTTTAAATTCTATATAGAAAATGTTAAAAAGTAGTGACCGGCTTACCCATCTGTTAGCTCAGGTAGTCGGTCACTATTTTAATACGATGCGATAATCTTTACCGAAATAGTATTTTCGGCGAAGAAAATATACTCAGGAGAGTATTCTAATAATTGAATTCTTGTAAAACTATTAAGATTAAAATTAAAGAATATATCAGTTTTTGGATCTATTAGATGACAATATGCTACACCGCTTACATTGTGAACGCAACTAATTACCTCAGATCTTCGGATTATAGAATTAATTCCAAATTTTGAAGTAAATTTATCTAATAGCGAAGTTTTAACTAACTGTATAAGATCACGATCAGACCCATAATAATCAGCCGATTTGTATATTTCAATATTTATAGATAGTGGAATTGTATATTGCGGAACTATCCAAGCCGTTCCGGAAAAAATATATTGAGCATCTTTATTTTCAACGAGAATGACATCATTTGTAGTCGGCTCTATATATTCCCACTGAGCTAAACCCGGTAGAATAATTCGTTGACATTGCATATACCAATTTCTATGAGATATCATATCACTATTATATGTAGATTCGGGATCAACTATATACCTATCTCCAACAATAGGATTACTCGGTTGCGTTAATACAAAATCTTTAACCGGTCTTTTATTTGTCTTATTTAATTGCATGCCGATTAACGCCCCAGTTGTATCTGCAAATTTTAAATTAATAAAATCTGTTAACATTCTGTACCCTTCAAAATATTGAGATAAAACAAGTGGTTGTATACAAAGGCCTTCAAAATCTTTTTTATCTACTAAATTATCGTAATAATTTTTATCTATAGTTGGAATATCATAAATAATAGAATCTGTTGATGTCGAATCTTGTACAACATTGGAAATCATTGATAGGTTTAATAATTGTGTCACCAATATATTTGTTCTATAGTCAGATACCGGAACCGGCATACCGTATACTGATTTGTTTAATGTAAATAATGCTGTCGTTGTTCCCTGAGGATATTCAGTATATGATGAGAATGTATATCTAAAACAATGATTCGTTGAATCATTTGTCATAGCATACTGTTGACCAGTTTCTTCTATTATAAAATAACAAGATGCTGTAGAATCCGTTCCAGTATAATTATACGTAAAATCGATGGATCCTCCAGAAGAATTTGATACCCCCAACGTTTGCAAAACGATACTTGTATAATATGGATCGCTAACAGAAACTAAGACCGGGCTTAATAATATATCCTCAACAACATATTCATAATATGCATAATTATTAATTCTATCTATTACTAAATCAAAAACGTTATAATAAAATTCGGAATTAAAAAATAGTGCACTGTATTTTGGTATCCTATTGACAGAACTATCTATCGAATACCAAATATTTTTAGTCGGTACGGTATTATTAAGATACATTAACGTTGTATATAACTGTATTTCGTTAAATCGAATGTCAGATCTTTTTAATATCGGAGAGGAATTTGCTCCAAATGGAGAATTTGGAATGATAACGTTGATATTTTGAAAATCTTTTTCCGATACTAACCTAGATAAAGATGTTATATTCTGAATCGCATTCGTTCGAATGTTTTCTAATGATTCCTCATCCACACCCCCAGATGATGGTGATGTGTTAGTACATGTATAGTCAACAACTCTCACTTCTCCGGTTGTTAATTCTACATAAATACGATCTCCAGATGTAATCGTTCCAGTTATAACATTTCCAGCCGCACCAGCTGTGGTGGAATAATTAACATATACCGTTGAACCGGCTGGAGGCTGTACACCTATAAATCCATTTCCAAAATATAATCGTCTTCCAAAAGATTTTTTCTCGGATACAAAACCTTTTTCACCAGTTGGTATTAGGAATACACTTGGATATTGGGTATAAATATTAGTTTCACTGCCAACTGCAACTGAAATCGATGATAATTGATCATCAAAAATTAAATCAACGCTAGTAAATACATAAGGTTGTAAATCTGATCGTATCTGTAGCTGCTGTTTATCTGATGCTGTTTGGTTAGTTGGAAGGGTTATATAAAATACTACAGGATTTGATGTTGTATCAATATATACCGGCAGATCAACTTCTCTATTATCATCTAATATTAACTTAGCAGTAACAGTTTCATTATTTGTTACTGTAATCTGAGTTCTATAATATGTTTTAAATAGCATGCTCCCGGCATAAAAATTAAAACCTTCTGGTAATGTAAATGTTGCAGATGGGGAGCCTGGATCGTAGAAACCCATTGGAAACCCCACTAATACATATGCCGTTGAGTAGGCTGCACCCTTGGGTGTATATCCAAGGAAAGATGATAAATTATATATGGTTTCTGGCAACTGTGCAGTAGTTAAAAAAAACTCTCTATATGTTGATACATTATAAAAAAATAAATTTGAAGTTAATGTTGATATTGTATTAATGATAAATGATAGAAATGAAGATTTTGCAAGATCTACATTTCCAAGTTCTAGATAGTCATTGACGGAGGAGATTATTTGATTTCTAATTTGATCTCTAGAAATATATACTTGTGAACTAATAGATGTATCTGCCATATCATAACCACCTATATAAAATAGAGACCGCTATTTCTATCATATAGATGCTTTAAGCGATCACTAATTATTTGATTTTTATTTAAAATGCGTGTTAGCGAAATAGAATCATTAAGCGTATGTATCTTTTTATCATAGTCGTAAAACACAAGTGTATTCTTAACTTGTAGATCAAGATCCTCTGTAGTTTTACTTTCTCTTAAATTACAATGAACTTGCCAGTAAGCTAAATCTTGGTGGGTTTGTTTTTTAATTCCAGATATAATAAAAATTGGATTATCATCTCTAGCTTTATCAATATAATATTCATCCAATTTAAGCATATCACCAACTAGTGGTGTAAAGCCATAATCACTAGGAATAGTTATGTCTATTTCTCCAGGATTAATGAAACCTTCTGGTCTAGCATCCCACTGAGATGCTAATTCACTTATAAAATATATTGGAAGAAATAAAATTTTATCCCATTTTAATCCAGATAATGGTCCAATAATTTCATATGGACCACCAAACCCACTATCATTATCCCATACAGTGTCTGTGGTATTAATACGATAATATGTGGTCTTATAAGCTATACCCTGTCTGGCATAGACCTCATAAATAGTTTTCCAAAATTCATAATAATAATCATATATTCTATTATAATTTTGCATGTCATGAACTCGATGTTATAGGAATCGCAACTTGTTTTTCTTGTCTATTATATGATACTATTATTGTTAATAAAAAACCTTTTCCGTCTTTATAATATGTAACATCAAATGTTTTTAATTTTGCTCTAGGTTCTAATGCAAATAACTGATTACGTATCACGTTATCAATTTCCATTCTTGTAATACCATCGGCAGGTTCAAAGATAAACCGATGTAGATCACAACCAAATTCAGGATCATGATCATACGTACGGCTTGGCGTCTGTAATATTACAGAATACGAATTTATCAAAACATCTATATCGGAAATACGTTTAAAGTCTCCACTCGGAGAAATAACTGGTAGATAGTCAAAAATCTTTCCAGATGAGCCGATAACTTGAGTTTTGAATCTATCTATTAGATTGGCCATTATTTTTTCATACCATTATTTAAAATTTTTGCCTTCTCCGATTCTAATTCATTTTTCCATTGAATATATCCCTGAAAGACGATCACTGGCATTTCTATTATAGACCCATATGATTGTCTTCCAGTCTCCATTAAAGCATAAATATTCAGGCGTAGGTTTTTCCGATATTCATCTATTTCTTTAGGCAGAGAGTACCATGCGAAAGAAATTATCGACTAGGTCTACCTCCGTCTTATCTGAATATCCACAGAATTGACATGAATATTTCATATTCAATTCTATGCAATACTGACCGAATGCGTCTGCATATGCATCCACAATAGCTCGCTTATCTTTCGGTCTTAATCCAGTATATGCATCAATTATATCGTTTCTATCTGTCCATTCAATAGGAGCTTTAGACTCCAGAATATCCTGTTCAAATTTGGAAATAACTATAGTCTGCAATGCCACGTTAATTGGATAAATTGCAGTATTAACCTTACGATAAATTTCATCTTCATCCACTAGCGTAGGCTGTTTAAGATATGCCGTAACTCCGGTAGTAGCTGGAAGAGGAATTGCAATTTCTGCTGTAAGAATATTCTCAAGGGGATATATCTTATAGCCAAACATATCACTTGCCTTTACAGTAAGCTTTGATTCTTTTTGGCAATTTGGACACTTGACTATATAATTTCTAATCTCTTCGTAGGTTACATGATATAACCCGAATAGTAATGCATCTCTATCTTTTATCGTTGTATTTTCTAAAAAAGATTTATAATCGGTTATACTCTCAGGTTTATCAACCAAAACATCAAAAATACATTTATTTAAATGATCGGCAACTTTCCCAGAACTTAACAGACTACCCTTTAACCGCTCTTCCTCACCAACACTCAATGACCTGACTGTATATCTTAGATGTGACTGTGGTGTAATAACCTCATATACCGGTACTGCAATATTCTTAAATCCCGTAAACATCTATTCACTCCTTCTCATTTTAAAAATTAGATTTCGTTTAATTCTTGCTGTAATTTATCGATCTTTTCATCTTTAATTCTTTGACATGTTGCTCGTTGAGTTGTCAAGTTACAATTTACTTTTTGTAATCTCTGTATTGCCACGATTAGTTTGTTTGTTTTGGCGCATCGTTTCAAACAGGAGTTATCTCCTTTGCACAATCTTTGACATGGGTTGATAACATTTTTTAATAATTTATAACCAACCAATGCGCCAATTCCCAACGCCAATGTTTTATGTTTTCCAAATATTTTAGAACTGAGGGATTTTATTCCATTTTTTGCGCGAGGATCTTTTAATAAATTTAATTTAACCGCTTCTTTTATATAATTGATAACTTGCGTCGATTCTGTCATATTTAAAATATCAGATAATGCAGATATCTTATCTATAGTAGATAGGTGGGATTCATATATAATCCCACCAGCAAGTTTTTTAATTATACATAAATTCATAATATGGTGTCATCCTTATAGGGGTTTAGTCATATTATTAACAGCAATTGTATTTCTAACATTCGATAAAATCCCCTGACATTGTTTATACACCCAAGGATCTGTCCATAGATAATCAAATTTAAATTCAATCTCAATATCTAACTTATTTATATCTTCCACATTTGATCCAAATAACTGATGGGGATCTGTAATTGGATATACACCATCAAAACATGCGTAATAGTTTATATCTTGAAAATTTGGCGCAAGTGTAAAATAGTATGCAGTGGCAGAATAATTCGTTTTATTATATCTGTTGTCACCGTCAGTCAATGAAGATATTCCGGTACGATAATCACGGATCATCATTATCCAAGAATGAATGATATTAAAAATTGGGGTATTGTTAAATTCTAAAAATTTAATATTAAATGATGTGTCATAATCAATATTAGTCGGGACTGTCCACTTAATACCGCCCAAACCAACGAGATCGACATGATTCAATCTTCCTCCTGGCGTGGTAACTTGAAGAGCAGCTGCAGATAAAATATCTATCATCTGTCGTTCACCGAGTTGCATTCTACCAGGAACACCACTTGATCTATTATTGTTATATGAAGTCATTAGCCCCCCGGGCAAATTTGCAAATTGAATAAAGTGATAACCTGTAATAAGTGGTTCTGCACTTCCCTTAGATCGACCGCCAAAATCTTTCGTGATTAAATTTTCTGCTAAATTTATGTACGGATTGTCCATATTGTGTATCTCCCTCAAATAAATTGTTGTTTTCGTTTATTTTTATGTTCTAATTCTTTTGGATGTAGTGACTTATTTCCAATAGCATCCAAATCCACATACTTTAATTTAGATCTCTTAATCATGTGTGGAGAATCCATTGGGAATACCGATTCCCGATTTAATTTCTTTATGTATTCTTCAATTAATCTATTCATATCAATTCTTTTAATTTTGTTCATACGTTTAAAGAAAAGGGCGTGCTCTGATGGTTTTAAAAACCAAACTCTATATATATTTCTTAATAGAGAGTAATAGAATATTTAATTTAGGAGACCATAACCATATGCAATCTAAACTATTAACTACACATTTTTCAATTNCTAATTTTTTACAAAAATATGTTATANNNAATAATGAGTTATATAAAATATGTTCAGATCATTTTGGTTGTGGTCCTTTAGATGGAGTATGTTTCGAATTTGCAAAGGCATTAAAACCGTTTATACCCAGGACAACTATATATTCTGTATACGATATATTTAAGGTGGAACATCATTTTGTCCTGGGAGTAAGATTTGAGGATATATTGTATATGATAGATGCTGATGGAATTTCACTACCCAATATCTTATTAGCACGATGGGTACATGAAGAGGGGCTCGATCAACCATATATCGGCATTACACACTCTATCATAAAAGATATAATTCCCAAAGATGATGATCTTGATGGATTCGATCCATCGAAAGATTTAATTAATAAATTATTTTCCTATTTCTATAAATCATTATATTCGTAAGCTGGAGGATTTTTATGAGAGGGGACCATATTAGAGTATTAAGATACGGTATATTTTATCATCACGCTATTGATATTGGAAATGGAAAAGTTATACAATATCGAGGGGAGATTATAAAAGGGAAAGATCCAAAAAGTTCTATAGTCGGAATAGACTCGACATCAGAATTTATTCGTTACGGTGGGTCTGATATTGAAATTGTAAATTATGATGGAGTATTATTTTCACCAGATGAAGTCGTAAAAAGAGCTAAGGGTAGACTTGGTGAGAATTTGTATAATATTTTCTTTAACAACTGTGAACATTTTTGTTATTGGTGTAAAACTGGACGATCAAAATGTATACAATTAAACACAATATTTAATGATATTAGATCAATATTTCCAAAAAAATAAAAAGTAATATGGAGTATGTCGTGAGAAACGAAAAAATTAGAATTATCCTATTAGTAGTATTGATTAGCTTAACACTAACATCGTGCGCACATTTTATTGATCCGACTGAAGTGGCACAAAAAGTTCTTCCCGCAACAGCCTATATTATATTGCGGGATAGTAACAGAGGCATTATGGGTATTGGGAGTGGATTTTTTATTCAGGCCGGTACTATTGTAACATGTTATCATGTTGTCGCTACCGCACTTAAAGTTCCAAATGTTAAAATATCTGTATGTATAAACGGCAAAATAGATAAAGAATATGAAATTCGTAAGATTGTATATAAAAATGAGACCAATGATATTGCAGTTATTGCAACTGATAATATTGCTCCATCGGTTTTAAAATTAGGAAATAGCGATGATATAATGATAGGCCAAACAATATATGTAGGAGGAAATCCAAAAGGAATTCCTTCAATATTCACAGTTGGGATTATAAGTGGAATTATTGATCGTTCATTAGATCCACTGGGACAGATTATATTTTCTGCTCCAATTGCTCCGGGCAATAGTGGGGGGCCTTTAGTTGATGAAGATTGTAATGTTATTGGAATAGTCGAAGCTACGATTGCAGGCACTCAAATGACCAATATGGCTATACCAATAAATCTATTGGATAAAATTGTTCTCCGTTATTAACGAATAAAAAATAGGACACTTTATAAAGTGTCCTATTTTTTTAATAGAAATCTATTTTAGATTAAGCTATGTATAAATTAATAGTTATCTGTTCTAAAGCCTCTATTGGAGTTAGAATTATATTAACATGGCAACGCTTAGTTTTAAGTTCATAATCAGTGGCACCAACATCGACTGAATAACTTGAAAGACCGCGTCTACTTTTTAAGGTTTCTAAGAAAGAACTAACAGTACTTCCAATAGAACTCCATGTGATAACATCGTTCTGTTCAAATAAATATGTTCTGCAGAATCCTTCTAAGGCCTTCTTGATATATAATACTAATCTTACTACATTAACATCTTGAAGTGGAGATAGTCTTGTTTGCGATGTTAATTGGCTGAAAAGAACATATCCATTACTAAAATGTACGATAGGATTGATTTGCGACAAATACATAGCATCTCGCTCAGATTGTTTTGGAGAAAATCTTAAAGCTTTGGCCGATCCAATCGAACCTCTATTGTAGCCAGCTACGGCATACCATAATTCACCGATCCTATCATTTCTTGGAACAAGATATGATAGATGATATATTGGTGAAAACCATATATCTTTTCCAGTAAAAGAATCATATACTTTATTATAAGATTCATATATTGAAACAAGATCAGTATTATACGGATTATCCCCATTACGAGCACCCAATGAAATATTAACAGAAGCATTATCGCCATTATCTATAAATGCAATACAATCTTGGCGAGTCATAGCAAGATTTACAATCTGCGTCTTAACATCTGAAGAATAACCACCATCAAAAATAACATTGAAACCCACACCTTCTGAATCCAGAACTAAGTCTTCGACTGAATTTGTAATAGGATTAAGTAACGTTCCATTAAATGCCTGTGCCAATATCATGTTCGAATTTACAGAATCATATAATCCCATACTATTCTTAATAGATCCTTCTGACCCACCTTTCATAGGAGCAATTGGATTATCGATCCAAGCATCTGCGATAGATGTATTAGATTCCTTAATTCTATATGAGATTGTGGTGTGTGGACGGAAATTAGCAACATCGCCCGACCAGACTCTTTCAGCATATGTTAAATCTCTACCATCAAACACATGAACGGTAGTTCCAGTAACATCTGGAGAAGCTCCCAACCAACCATATATCTCTGTTCCAAATGCATCTTTAGCGATTACCATAAAGGTTGCATTTCCATGCTCTGTTTCATTTTCCCAATCATGGAAGTTTTGTTTATCATCTATAATAGTAGCCTGACCACCAAGAACAACTGGTGCATTTTCAACAGTAACTCTTCCAATATTTTTATCGAATATCTGTGTTAAAAGAGTATATCCAGAAGAATATTCTCCATCGTGTTGTATCATTATGGCTCTTAAAAGTTTAGAATAAGTTTCTAAAACATCAGTAATCCATAAAGAATTTCCACTCTGATCGATAGATTCNGGATCAAATGANACCTCAAATGATTCGACAACAGCATCCAAACCACTAGATTGCCGTTCGTATATATCCATGACATATACATCATTAATCATAGGATTTGCATGAGCAGTTAATCTTACACCGAGAGCATTATAGAATTCACCACGCCCAATTGGATATAAAACACAAAGTGGGTGTACGTGATTAAGAGGTTCTAAAGAAGATTGTAATTGTAGTAGTGTTTGTCTATTGTCAGCATAGCTGATTAGGATCGTAGCCGATGTATCTGTTGGCTGCAATTCTCCAGAAATAACAATACTTGCAAAATTTGCATCTTCTGGTAAACATCTCATAAAATAAAGCGATCCAGATTCACCTAAGAAATTATATGCAAAATAATGACACTGTCCTAATGATTTTCCAAGAGATCCAAAATTACCAATATTAGGAGTACCCCACTCAGAGATTAAATCTGCCTGTGAAGCAACTAATACTAATTGATTATCACGTCCTTTTGGCGTTAAAGCACACATAAGACCAACAGTCGATGGAACTTCTTGAATGTAACTATTGAGATCTATGATATTAGTATATACACCGGGTGAAATATTGTTTGCCATATTTGTTCTCCAAAAAAGATAATTTATGTTTATATTTTGTTCTCATTCAAAAAGTACGTCTTTAATTCTCAAACAGAAAATACTTAGGTTTGTGGTTCTATTACTATACTCATATAGAATTCATTTAAGACTGGATTTAATTTTAAACATACATTTATAGCTTTAAATTTTTTATCATCATCTATAATAAGTATAGTATTTTTTTTATCAANGGTTAATCTNGNATCCATTACATTGGTTGTATTAATTAAATTATTTTGTGAAATTTTAATATTTGCCCATGCTCGCTTATTCATTAAATTTTCAGAAATACTTATACCAAATA